CACAAAACAAAAAAAGACATAAAAGTTGAAAAGGGTGGGCCAACGAGTGTCAACAATAATCTTTTTGTTGGTTCTACCGCAGAACTCCAAAAGATGTTGAAGGCAAAGAAAGATGGCTGAACTTTATCTAGGTAATCCTCTACTCAAGGCAGCAGGGGTCAACGTAGAATGGACAGAAGAAACTCTACAAGAATATCAAAGATGTTGGGAAGACCCACAACATTTTATTGAGAATTATATCAAAATTGTCCATGTAGATAGAGGGCTTGTGCCTTTCGATATGTATGGGTATCAGAAGAAAATGATACAAACTTTCATGGATGATCGTTTTGTGATCTGTAAAATGCCCAGACAGACAGGAAAATCTACCACAATTATATCTTTCCTTCTACACTACATACTGTTCAACCAAGATGTAAACTGTGCAATTCTAGCCAACAAACTTTCTACAGCCAGAGAACTTCTTTCCAGACTTCAATTGGCATATGAAAACCTACCAAAATGGATGCAGCAAGGGGTGGTAATATGGAACAAGGGAAACATCGAATTAGAGAATGGTTCCAAGATTCTTGCAGCTGCTACTTCATCATCTGCAGTCAGAGGTAGTTCTTTCAATATAATTTTCCTTGATGAGTTTGCTCACGTTCCAAAGAACATAGCAGATCAATTCTTTACTTCAGTATATCCCACAATTTCTTCTGGTGAAACTACAAAAGTTTTCATTGTATCAACTCCATTGGGACTTAATATGTTCTATAAAATGTGGATTGATGCAGAAGAAGGAAGAAGTAACTACACACCGATTGATGTACATTGGTCGGAAGTTCCTGGCCGTGATGAGAAGTGGAAGGCCGAAACCATCAAAAATACAAGTGAAGTTCAGTTTACTCAAGAATTTGAATGTGAGTTTATTGGATCTACACTAACACTTATTGCACCATCCAAACTCAGGACTATGGCATTTCAAAGACCAGTAGGATCTAAGGGTGGAATGGACATATACGAACAACCAAAAAAAGACAGGACATACTGTATTGTTGCAGATAGTGCCCAAGGTAAGGAACAGGATTATTCTGCATTGAGTGTTTTTGATATTACAGAGATACCATACAAACAAGTGGCAAAATACAGAGACAATACCATTTCTCCGATGTTATATCCGAATATTATTTACCAGATTGGTATGCAATATAATACAGCATGGACTATGGTTGAGATCAATGATGTAGGTCAACAAGTGGCCGAAACTCTACACTTTGACCTTGAATATGAGAATATCCTTATGTGTTCAATGCATGGTAGAGCGGGTCAAAAAGTCGGAGGTGGATTTGGTAAGAATAACCAACTTGGTATACGAACCAGTAAACAACTTAAAAGAATTGGTTGTGCAGCTCTGAAGGAAATGATTGAGACTGATAAGTTAATTGTTCCAGATTTCGAGACTATTGCAGAGTTGACTACGTTTTCTTCAAAACACAACTCATACGAAGCCGAGGAAGGATCTCATGATGACCTCGCAATGACTCTGGTAATATTTTCTTGGTTGGTTCAACAACAATACTTCAAAGATATGACAGACCTTGACATACGACAACAAATGTATAAAGACCAAATGGAATCTTTAGAACAAGATATGTTACCATTTGGTATAATCGACAATGGACAAGAAGAAGAATCTTTTACTGATGAAAATGGTCAGGTATGGGAAGTTGCAGATCCAGATCATCAAAGAAGTTATTTTTAAGTCTCATTACTGAATCCAAAATCATTCATATCTTCTGGACCTCTTTCTTTTATATCCTTTATTAATTTTTTAGCATCTGGGTGAATCCTTGTAGAATTGTATTTAAGTCTTGATTCACTTTTGGTGCATACTATAAGGTGGTCAGGGTTTACACAACAATTATTTTGACATACTTGGTGTACTATATTGTTGTCTGGTATGTCACCTTTATAATGTTCGTATGCAAATCGGTGAGCTGGTATGGATTTTCCCTGAAACGAAAACATTCCATATCCTTGTTGTGTTCTTGAGGCCGTCCATTGCCAACATCCATCTTTTTTATCCTGTTTGGCAATCTTGCCCAAAAATCTATCAATTGCATTCATGTTAATCCTCAACAAACATTTATATCTCAATAATTATTTATATCACTAAGTCTTTCGTTTTTATAAATAATCATAGTAAACATTTTACAAAGAACACTTTTAAAGGAGAGATGAAATGGCTTTTCAAATAAGTCCTGGCGTTAATACCTCTGAGATTGATTTAACTACTGTCGTGCCCGGCGTCTCTTCAGTTGATGCTGGTTTTGCAGGAGCATTTAGATGGGGTCCGATTAACGATGTAACACTAATTGATTCAGAAGATCTTTTAGTACAGAGGTTTCAGAAACCTGATGCAAACACATTTAGTTCATTTTTTACTGCAGCTAACTTTTTACAGTATTCAAACAAATTACATCTAGTACGTTGTGCAAACTCAACTGGTGCTAAAAATTCTTATGCTACTGGTGGAACTGCAGCAGCATTAATTGCAAATTCCTCAGTATATTACAATACCTATGATGAAGGTCAAGCAGGACAAGTTACAAGTTCTGGTCCTTGGGCTGGTAAGTATGCAGGATCTTTGGGTAATAGTCTTAAAGTATCAATTTGTGGTCCAACGAGAGCAAATCTTGCATCTGGAAACACAGTAGTTGCTTCTAACTCTGATGTTGCACTCACAGGAACAGGACTTGCAGTTCATGTTTCAAGTGGAGCACTAACAGGAACAAACACACTCTTTGGAACAGAACTCAGAGTTGGTGATGTAATTCAGACAAATAATGGAAATACTTTCGTAGTTTCTGCAATAGCAAGTAACACTGCTGCAACAGTTAATAGAGATCCAGTAACAGGTGCGATATCTGGTGCAACTGCAGTTCGTTTTAAGAGATCTGCTTTTGAAGAACCTTCCAGAAATATGTTAGGAACTGTTGCAGTTTCTGCAAACAGTACAGCAGTTACAGCAACAACAGCCACAGCAAGAGATGCCGCAACAACTGCTCTTAATCTTCAATATTCTGTAGGTGATATTATTAAGATTAATGGAGAAGAAAGAAGAGTTGTCACAGTAACAAATTCTTCTCACATGATTGTTAATACTGGATTCACAAATACTGCAACTGCTCAGACTCATTCCAGAACTTGGGAATATTCAAGACTTTTTGACAAGGAACCAGTAACAACTCAAAAGACCGCTGACTTAGGTGGACTTTTTGATGAGGTCCATGTTGTCATTACTGATGAAGACGGAGAGTGGACAGGAACACTTGATGAGGGTCTTGAAATCTATACTGGTCTTTCAGTTGCAAAAGGTGCTAAATTTGAAGATGGATCTAAAGCATACTATGTAGATGCAATTAATCGTAGATCAAAATACGTTTGGTGGATGGATCATGATTCTTCAGGTGATGCTTATACTACGGCTGGTGCTGCAGTATCTGCTTGGGGTACAGCTCAAGGTGCAGTAGAATTTAATTCAGATGGAAATATTGTCACAACCAGTTTGATCGGTGGTGTAGACGGAACAGATGTTTCAGATGGAGACAAGATTGGTGGATTTCAAAAATTTAAAAATACGGAAGAAGTTGAAATTGGTCTTCTCATAGCAGGTGATGCTTCACAGACAGTTGCCCTTGAAGCTATTGCAATTGCAGAACTTAGAAAAGATTGTGTAGCTTTTATTTCACCAGAACAGGCTGATGTAGTCAACAATGAGGGTAATGAAGTCGATGCAATCGTAGATTACAGAACTGGACTTGGAACTTCATCTTATGCAGTTCTTGATAGTGGATACAAATATCAGTATGACCGATACAATGATGTATATCGTTACATTCCATTGAACGGAGATCTTGCTGGTCTTTGTGCAGCTGCTGAAACTGCAAGAGATGCATGGTTCTCTCCTGCTGGATTTACCAGAGGTGCAATAAGAAATGTAATTAAATTACCTTTTAATCCACGACAATCTCAAAGAGATACCCTTTACAAAAATGGTATTAATCCAGTTGTTACATTCATGGGTGAAGGAACTATTCTTTTCGGAGATAAGACACTTCTCGCTAAACCTTCCGCATTTGATAGAATCAATATCAGAAGGTTATTCATAATCATGGAAAAAGCAATCTCACGTTTTGCAAGGGCATCCCTATTTGAGTTCAATGATGCATTTACAAGAGCTCAATTTGTTGGAGCAGTAGAACCTTTCCTCAGAACTGTACAAGGGAGAGGTGGTATTTCTGACTTCATAGTTGTATGTGATGATTCAAACAATACATCCGATGTAATAGATAGAAACTCATTTGTTGGTGACATTTATGTTAAACCAAACCGAGCAATCAATTTTATTCAGTTGAATTTTGTTGCAGTTCGTAGTGGAGTTGAGTTTTCTGAAATAATTGGATAAATATAACTACAATATAGGTGGGGGAAGACGATAGTAGCTGAAGAGCGTACTTGTAAAATAAACTTCCCCATCCTATTTTCTAACCTATACTATCGGAGAAATAAATGGCTTTTACAATTAATAGTTTTAGAACAGAGTTTCAAAAAGTTGGTGGTGGTGCAAGACCTAACTTATTTGAAGTTAGAATACCAAACCCTCCAACTAATACTGTTGATACAGTACAGTGGAGATTTCAATGTAAAATTGCAGCAATTCCAACTATGACAATGGGTGTCGTTGAAGTTCCTTACTTTGGAAGACAAGTCAAGGTTCCTGGCAACAGAACTTTTGATAATCTTGCCATGACAGTCATTAATGATTCTAGTCAAAAAATCAGAAATGGTATGGAAAAGTGGCACAATGAGATGAATGACCATGTTACAAACTTGGAAAATACTGAATTAGCTAATATATCAACTGATATTTCAATTGTTCATTACAATATTGAAGGAGTTGAAACAGGAACATGGAAATTTATCAATTCATTTCCAGTATCAGTAGGTGAAATTGCTCTTGATTGGGGTAGTAATGATGCTATTGAAGAATTTAGTGTAGAATTTGCTTATGATTACTGGACACATGCAGGTGGTGCCGAGTAATTTTTGAGTTTATAAATATATTATAGAATAAAGTTTCCAATTAACTAGGGGCGTGGGGGCTACTCTAGCCCCTTTCCCTCTAGGAGTATATGAATGGCTATTGAATTATTTGGTTTTACTATTGGAAGAACACAAAAAGAGAAGGAAAGAGAAGAAAAAGTTTCCTTCACACTTCCTTCACAAGATGATGGTTCCCTTGACATTGCAGGGACGCCAGGTGCCGCATACGCTACCTACCTAGACATGGAGGGTGCCGCAAAGAATGAGGTCGATCTCATTAGTCGGTATCGTCAAATGGCCCTCTATCCAGAAGCAGAATTAGCAATAGATGATATAGTCAATGAAGCTGTCGTGGCGGATAGAGAAGAAAATGCAGTTGGTATCAATTTAGAAAACATAAATCTCTCCCCCGATATTAAACAAAAGATAGTAGAAAATTTTCATGAAGTTATTCATTTACTGCGTTTTAATGACACAGGATATGATACATTCAGAAAATGGTACGTTGATGGAAGATTATACTATCACATCATAATTGACCAAAATAATCCAAAAAAAGGTATTCTTGAATTAAGACCTATTGATTCTATGAAAATCAAAAAGGTCAGACAAATTCTCCCCCCAAAAGATCCATCACAACCAACCATAATGCCAAGAACTGAAGAGTATTTTGTATTTAATGAAGCCGGAATGGATGGAACTAAGGGTGGTAATTTAGTTAGAATTGCTGTAGATGCCATAGCATATTGTCACTCTGGTCTTTTGAGTGAGGATAGGAAGTTAGTTCTTAGTTATCTACACAAGGCAATCAAACCTCTCAACCAACTTAGAATGATAGAAGATGCGGTAGTCATTTATCGTATTTCAAGAGCCCCAGAACGGAGAATCTTCTATATTGATGTTGGAAACTTACCAAAGATTAAAGCAGAACAATATCTTCGTGACATTATGACCCGATACAAAAATAAGATGGTCTATGATGCAAATACTGGTGAACTCAGAGATGATCGAAAACACATGAGTATGTTAGAAGATTATTGGTTACCAAGAAGAGAAGGTGGTAGAGGAACAGAGATTTCTACATTGCCAGGTGGTGAAAATCTTGGTGAGTTAGAAGATGTAATTTACTTTCAAAAGAAACTTTACAAAGCACTCAATGTTCCATCCTCACGTTTGGATCAAGAGTCAGGTTTCGTATTAGGAAGAGCACAAGAGATTTCCAGAGATGAAGTAAAATTTACGCGATTCGTTGAAAGACTTAGAAATCGGTTCAATCATCTATTCAATACTTGTCTTGAGAAACAACTTATCCTCAAAGGTATTCTTACTCTCAACGATTGGAGAAGTATTGAGTCTCGTATTCACTATGAGTGGCAGACAGATTCACAGTTTGCTGAACTGAAAGAAGCTGAGATGTTACAAGAAAGACTCAATCTATTACAGAGTATGAATTATGCTGATGAAGTTGTTGGAACTTTTTACTCCAAAGATTATATCAGAAAAAGAGTATTGAAACAAACTCAGGAAGAGATTGATGAAATCGACAGGGAAATTGAAGCAGAAAAGGCTATGGAACCAGATGAGCCAGAAGATGATATGCAATCTTTTACTCCTAAACATGGAGAAAATATTTCAGAAGAAGTAGAAAAGATTGTAAAAGAAAAAATTGTAGATAAAGAAAAAGATGAAGAATTAAAAATGAATATCAATGATATTTTTAAAACTGTTTTAGAAGAAGAAACGGATGAGTTTAGAACAAACTAATGTAGATATAGACTCTGCAAAAGTTCTTGCAACGAGTTTAAAATACACCAATAAAGAAGTTAAAAAACTCAAGGAGGAGCTAAAGACTACTCTTAATGAAGAGGGAGTCATGGTTATGCCTGTTAAAGGTGATCGTGGCCCCAAAGGATTAAAGGGTGATAAAGGTGATAGAGGATTTCCAGGCGAAATAGGCATTCAAGGTTCTCAAGGACAAAGGGGAGTAAGAGGACTTCAAGGTGAAACTGGTCCAATAGGGCCAATTGGTCCTAAAGGTGAGCAGGGAATTCCTGGCCCAATGGGACTTTCTGGTGAAGATGCAGACATGAAATATGTCAATCAAGAACTTAAAAAAATGGATGGGCGCATCACTAATATAGTTGTTGGTGCCGGTTCTAGTATGAGAGGTTGGGGTGAATATGCAGGTGGGGGTGGAGGTAATGTTCCTAGTGGTAAAAATATTTCAGATGAAATGCTTTTTGAGGATGGTGATAGAGTTGTCATGGAGGATGACAGTGGAGCTATTGATACAGAATCTGCAGGAATATTTTATTCAACTACAGAAGAAAATAGTCAAACAGTTCTTGGATTAAAAGGATTAACTACTGGTAACAATGGTTTGATGATTTCTAGTAATAGTACTTCTCAAACTATTGAATTTGATATAGATCCATTATCTAAAATTACAGTCGATTCTCTTACAATTACTGGTGAAGATACTCTTACTGTTCTTGGTACAACAGTACTTGGTACAGTGGCGATGGGTACAGTAAATGTTTCTTCATCACTCGCCGGAAATTCTTCTGGTGTTCTTACAGTCAATGCCAATATGCAGGTTGTTGGAAATATTACTGCATCAGGTAAC